CCAAGCCCTGAAGGACGAGGATCCCTGCTACGTTCAGGCTGTCGCCTGAATCATTTCGGTGGGTTCCTGCTTCAACGGGCGGCCTGACTGCACCATCTCCCCACAGGCAAGAACGGCGTGCCCCGCCGCTAAAATGTTACGAGCGCCATTTACATCAGCGTTCGCTGTATATCCACATGCCTGGCATCTGAATTTACTTTGTGACAGGCGATTTTCTTTCGCTGTATGACCACAGCACGCGCAACGCTGGCTTGTGTACGCTGGCGGAACAGCAAGCACCTGACCGCCACGCCAGAGCTGCTTGTACTCAAGCTGGCGGCGCATTTCATACCAGCCCTGATCCAGTATCGAACGGTTTAAACCTGATTTTGCCCGGACATTGCGCCCCGGCTGGCTGACCGTACCCGCTGCTGACTTTGACATGTTGCTGACCTTCAAATCCTCAATGACTATCATTGCGTGGTTTTTGCTGACGGTCGTTGTGACTTTGTGAAGGTAGTCCCTGCGGATATTTGCGATACAGGAATGCAGTCGCTGTATTTTGCGTTTCTGCTTCTGCCAGTTGTTGCTGAATTTGACCTTGCGGCTTAACTGTCGCTGAAGTCTCGCCAGCGTCTTCTGGTTTTTCTGAAAACTGTTTACAGGTCCAAAGACTGTGCCATCTGACAGCGTGGCGAGTTTAGCCACGCCAGCATCCAGTCCGACCATTGATGCTGAAGGGTGAACCGGAGTTGATACTTCACTTTCTGTCTGAATACTGATGTACCACTTACCGCAGGACTGGCTGACAGTGACATTTTTCACAACACCCGTGACCTGACGGCTGTTCCGGTAGCGCATCCAGCCAAGTTTCGGCAGAAAAATACGGCTGTTTTCCTGATCGAGCTTAACGCCCTGCGGGTAGCGGAATGCATCATTCTGTCCCCGCTTTTTGAATCGGGGAAAAGCAGCCCGCTTCCGGAAGAAGTTTTTGTAAGCCCGCTCAAGCTCTTTCAGTGACTGTTGCAATGGCTGTGACGGGGCATCTTTAAGCCATTGCGTTTCAGTGGCGTTTTTCCACTCAACCAGCCAGGAAGCCATTTTCCCGTAAGGGATGTATTTATTACCGGCCTCATGATTCTCATTCTGAAGCGCCAGAGCACGATTGAAAACGAAACGACATGCGCCTGCGAAGCGCCTCATTTCACGCTCCTGTTGACCACCTGGTCTTAACTGGAATTTAAATGCCTGTAGTATAGCGCGGCGATTTTTTTGATACCGATTTGCATTTCATTTGATACTGCTGAAAAACGCCGATACGCAACTTATTTGATACTAAATCGGCGCTTTTCTTTTGAGTTTTAGAATGAGTTTTTAAGCGCTCATTCACTCTCTTTCAAACCAGTTTTAACTGTTTGTGGTTTTGGGTAAGGCTGGACTTTGAATAGCTTTGTGTTGAGGCGTTTTTTGGCCCTCTTGTTCAGAAACCGGATGTAACGAAACTGTCGGAACTTATGAACATTGGCTCTGTCAATATTAGCCCTCAGATGTTCACCTCGTTGTCCGCCTCGTTTAATGGCATTCCTGCAAATCTCGTGATACCACTCGCCATCAAGTTCATAGAATATTGATTCATGGCTGCCTACATAATCAAAATTGCTTGCCTGATACACGACACCAAGACAGCCACAACGCTCATCTGCAAACGACTGAACCCACTGTACCTGCGGATAAAGCTGCCTGATTAGCTTGAGCGCGTAACTGATTGCCCTTGATTCGGAGTTTCTCGGCATACAGTCATGCAGCCATAGCCGGTTAAGCTCCATATATTCTCGGTTCTGCGTACCCGTTACGACGCGTGCACCACTGTTTGGGTTAAGGGCGTAACCCCATTGCATTACGCCAACAAGTTCCCGTTCTGAAAATATGCCCAGATGAAGGTAGGAGTTATTTACGAAACGGTGGCTGTAATGTTTATTGACGATGACCAGTCTGGCCAGCCAGCAACTTATTGTCTCAACCCGCAACTCACGGGAGCCATAACCAACGATATTGTCGTTATAGCGAATAAGTTCAGGCGTGCTGATGATTCGGGATGTGACTTGCTTTCTGTTCCCCACGACAGGATTTCCTTGTGTATGTGGGGTGCTCTGTGGCGCTCGGAGATGTGATTTGATTGAGGGTTTTACAGCGCGGACATTTTACTTCCAGATAACTGAAACTGGCCCGTGCCAGTAGCTTATTGCAGTGTCGGCACCGTATGTTTCGATACATGGCCGCATAACCTCCTGCTTTGTTGTTGATGCCTTTCTCATGCAATCGATCGACAAAAACGATCGATTCGATTTGTTTAATTGATACAACAAATAGATTGAAAAGTCATCAACAATGATTCAGGTAGGTGATTATTTACTTAAAGAAAACGAAGAGTTAGGTGGTGAAAACGATCATAAAATGATCATTTTATTGACTTTTTATATAGTGAAGGTAGGATCGCGCGTATATGTAGTATGTTTCAAATCAATGGGATACTACATACATAAAGAGCGACCCAGATAGCGCGAACTATTCTGGGCCGATTTAGACAATTTTGCATCAATGCTTTACTTCGAGCTCGTGGCGTATCCTATGATATTCCCCAGTCTCCTGTAAAGCAGAGATGCATAAAAAGGAGATCTTTATCATGGATGAAAGAGCCTGTTTGCCCTGCCTGTAAGACTCCCTTACAGCTCATCTATCGCCGTTCTCGATCTCAAAATGGCAAGACATACAAACCCAAAAATGCTTCCTGTTTCAGGATGCTGATATGTCCTGCCTGTTCTCCCAGGAGGGAAAATACACAAAACGTGCATTAACAAACTCACCCGGCAGGGAAACCTGCCGGTCGGTATTGTTACATCATAGTACCGTCAGTTCCGGGCTGAACCGGCTCTGGTTGCTCTACGGGTTGAGGATCATTTTCCGTGCTGTTTTCAGCCGGAGAACGGCCAACCATTCGGGCCAGCACTTCATCAACATATGCGTCGATTTGTGCCTCAAAATCCTTGCGAACCTGCGCCTTCAGCACGCGGTTCACTTCTTCAGAATAAAGTGCCTGTTTGACAAGCTCTTCAGTAACCGTGCCTTTAATCTCTGGCATGAATATTCTCCTTTTGCAGGTATATTGCCCCGTTATCAGAGCGGGGTCGGGTCGTTTGGGGATGACGGTGCCTGTGCTGTTTTACTGAGTTTTTCAGCTGCCGCATCATCAATTTTACGGCGAATATAATTTCTGATGACCTTATAACCGCCGCTCACCAGATATAACGCACTGACCACAGCGCAGAAATAAAGCAGCATTGTATGAACGAATGTCATATAACCTTACCTTTGATATTGACTACATAATTCGTTATCGGGTAAAAACATCGAAGCGACTGATAACCACTCCTTCGGGAGTATTTTTATTTTCCTTTATGGGTTAGGTAGCTCCCGCCAGCCATATCATGACCGGCGGGATTTTTTTATTCTGTTACCGCTTTTTTCACTTCCACCACAATGCTGTCAATCAGCACCGGGTAAGTTGCATTTTTGGTGATATCCGTTACGCGGAGTTTGTCCACCGGGAAAGTTCCTACTGGTGACTGCGTCAGGGTAAACGCGGCACCATCCTGACCATCAATAACCGGAATAACCTGAAGGCTGTTATTTCCTGCAAAACGGAAGGCCAGCGTATGCCATTCATTATCAAATGCACCAAAGGTTCCCAGTTTCTGGTTATTTGTTGCCACTTTTGCATTGTGGTACATCACATTCAGGTCTTTTGCGTCTGTCTGGATGTAGAACGATGCCAGCAGATTATTCCCTGCATCCCCTGTCAGGGTGACACCCTGCGGCAGAGAGGAAACCGGCCAGTAAAGCGCCATGACATACTGGTTTGCCACCAGGTCGCCAGGTACTTTAAAACGACAACTGATTAAACCACCATTTTTCAGCAGTTCAGCACCAGTACCGGCATCATGATCCAGATACCAGGATGATTTACCTGTTTCCTTGGTCAGTTTCATTGCCTTACCACCTGTGCCTCCTGCATCACTGATAATTTCAGCTTTACCGCCAGCCGGCTCCCAGCCCTGGGCTTTCAGATTTCCTTCTGACTCACTGACACGGTAAGACAGCAGTGTTGTGGTTACTGCTTCAGTTTCTGAAGGTGACGGCACTGGTGCTTCAGTTTCAGAAGATGGAACATCGGCTTTTACTGTGGTTCGCCCTGCATGAGTCAGAACAGCCGTGGCCAGACGGTCAGAAATAATACCCCGGCGCGCCCAGGCACTGAAATGGCTGGCCCGGTCCGCAGATGTCCAGGTAGCGGCACTGTTACGCCACGTTGAGCCGTAATAACCAATGGATTCAATATCCGGGTCTTCTGCCGGATTGTTGGTGGGTACATTCACGCCATTTTCATCTGTCATTAATGGAACGAAATGAATGTTTTTATCTGTTTTGTTTTTGTAGCCGCCATAGATTGCCTGGTATGCTGGTTCATTTTTCTGTTTCCAGAAATACGTGGTATCGCCACAAATCCACGGAACGCCAGCAGCACTGCCACCGGTACACTGTTCCGCCTGTTCAGCCAGGTCTGCGCGGAATTTTTCCACCATCGCCAGAAACAGCGCAGAATGCTCCGTCGGCTTCGCATCAATATCAAACTCGCCCTGCATCCACACCACAGCAAGCAGGCGGTTTTTCGGGTTCTTCGCCAGTGCCGCTTTTGTCCGGCTGATTAAGTCCTTATACAGCGGCTTATCCACACCCCAGCGGGCTGAGTCCTCTGAAGCACCCGTGCTGTCACTGTACGTGCCGTCAGCACCCGCCGTGAATGCAGAACCACCACGGCAGCAGGGAACCAGCAGAATCCCCGCATCTGCCGGAATAAACGGCAGCAGTTTTTTGGCAATGTGAAGCCCCTGACCCACGGTGCCATATTGCCCTTTAGCCACATCCGCTTTCGGGTGATTTTTTCCACTCATATCCTGCACATCATGCAGACAGTGGTCGGCCAGAATGATGTCGTTATACTGACAGGCTTTACCTCCCGGCGTGACTGTACTGCGACGGGCTAACTGCATAATACGCGGTTCGGGGCGGTCATATGTCTCCGGCAGTGGCAGACCTTCACCGTAAGCCATACCGTTTGACTGACCAGCAAGAACCACCACGTAATACCAGGAAGGGGAGCTGGAAGCAGTTTCATTTCCTGACGGACGGGTATGTGTTTCAGCATTATCCCAGTCTGACGGTTCAGCAGTACCGGCAACATCAGCACTTAACGGAATGACCGCACCAATACCCGCTCCGGTAATTTCCACACTCGGATCACCGGATACTGGCCTTACCCACAGGCAATCCCGTGTATTAAAACTGATGAGACAGTCAGCAAATGTCATTCCTCCTTTTGTTTCGGCCGGAGGAAAGGGAGCCTCAAGAAATGCCGCTGTACCACCGGAAACTTTAACAGTAAAGTTTCCGGGCATTGATGATAGTTGAACCCATTTGGACGTCATAATAATCAGCCTGTTCCTGAATAAACTGAATTATCATATCCACAGACCGATAAACGCCATTTTGCGTTAATTCAGTAAAGGCCCAACAAAGAGAGCGTCTTATTTTTCCGAAACGCTCGCAGGATAATAACGATAAAGGGTTGAAAGACCGATATCAAAAATAAGTGCCACCTGTCTTCGACTGACACCCCCGGCCAGTAAACGCCCGACCTGCTCGTATTGTTCCTGCGTGAGACGGCGGGGTCTGCCGCCGGTTCGTCCCCTTTCACGGGCAGCTGCAAGACCAGCCCGTGTCCGTTCGACAATTAATTCACGCTCCATTTCTGCCAGCGCACCCATTATGTGAAAAAAGAAGCGCCCCATGGGGGTTGACGTATCAATGTTGTCAGTAAGACTACGAAAATTTATCCCCTGTTGCTGTAATTCATCTGTCAGCGCAACAAGGTGGCGCATACTGCGCCCCAGCCTGTCCAGTTTCCAGACCATCAGCGTGTCACCGGGTTTTAGTTTCTTCAGTGCCCGCTTCAGTCCCGGCCGCTGTGTCGTTTTACCACTCATTTTGTCTTCAAAAATCTGCTCACATCCTGCACATTCCAGCGCATTTCTTTGTAAACCGGTGTTCTGGTCATTTGTTGATACGCGTATATAGCCAATCAGCATGTATTTACCTTCCTTAAAAAGTAAGCGTACAGCCTGAACCGTCTGGTCAGAATCTGACGAATTAGACAAAGTGGTGCCCACCAAATAAGTAGTGGGAACCAAAGTATCAGATATGCAGAAAAATGTGACTCCCGGCAGGCGAAAAGGCTGCCCTAATTATCCTCCCGAATTTAAACAGCAGCTCGTTGCTGCCTCCTGTGAACCCGGGATATCCATCTCAAAACTTGCTCTTGAAAATGGCATTAACGCCAATCTGTTGTTCAAATGGCGACAACAATGGCGCGAGGGAAAGCTGCTATTACCTTCTTCAGAGAGCCCCCAGCTACTTCCTGTGACTCTCGATGCAGCTGCCGAACAGCCAGAATCGCTCGCAGAGGACCCGGAAACCCTCAGTATCAGCTGTGAGGTAAC